AGAAACCGCAACCAGAGGGAGGACCGAGGAAGCGGTCTTTTTGTGCGCGGATGTCAGGCGTCAAAGGCCCGATGAAAGATTCCAAAGGCAGACCCACCCGAAAAGCTTTAGCTCTTAGAAGGTGGAAATGCTAACCTAAACCCCAACACTAACAATAACACATTATGCCCAAAGTAGGAGATAAGTCGTATCCGTATACCCCCAAAGGTAAAAAAGCAGCTAAGAAGGCCGCCAAGCGGAAGGGGTTGAAGATCATGTCCAAGAAGAAAGGAAAGGGGACTTGAGGGAAATAAATGACAACCTTCTGTTAGGAGATGTTATTCAAATAGATTTCCTCGACCACGTGCAAGATGCAACTGATGGTCCCCTTGAATGCTCAGTCTATGGTTCACTTACGGACATAGGCGATAACTACCTTACTGTTACCTCATGGCACGGCTGTGAAGATAACACAACAACTTTCACCATTATTACAAGCTGCATAAGTAGCTTGGTGGTGTTTAAACCAAACGTCATCATAAAGATAGACTCCCCCGAGGCCGACGATGAGACCCACTGCGGTGGACAATCAATAACTCCGAACCCGGTTATGGACACATCAGAATGAGGACAACCTTAACAACAACAATTAGAAAAACCAAATATTATGGCTAACGGAGATACATCCGCGTCCCGCTTGGGACAAGTTAATGCGAGTGGAGCAGTTGATGCTTTGTTCCTTAAGGTGTTCTCAGGAGAAATCCTGACCACCTTCGAAGAGTTCAACGTGATGAAAGGACTTCACACGATTCGGACTATTGCTAACGGTAAGTCTGCTCAGTTCCCTGTAACTGGCATTGCTACCGCTAACTACCACACCCCAGGTCAGAACATCGCTGACGCCGGTAACAGTTACCTCAGTGCTATTAAACACGCTGAGAAAGTTATCAGCATTGATGATGTCCTGCTTGCGTCTACGTTCATTGCAAACATCGATGAGCTTAAGAACCACTACGACATTCGTTCGATCTATGCTCAGGAATTGGGTAAAGCTCTTGCGAAGCGTTTCGATCTTGCAACCATGAAGACTCTTACGGCTGCGGCCCGGACTGCTTCTACTATTACTGGTGGTAAAGCTGGTATCGCAATCGATGGCGGTGAGCCGGGTGACTTCAATGGAACTGTGATTCAAGCCAAGCTCTTTGAGGCTGCTCAGAAGCTTGATGAGAACGACATCCCTAACGACGGAAAGCGTTTCGCTATCCTTAAGCCCGCCGATTACTACACCTTGATTGCTTCTGGTGAAGACGTTATCAACCGTGACTTCGGTGGTCGTGGTGATGTTGCTACTGGTCGCATCCCAATGGTTGCTGGTATTAACATCTACAAGAGCAATCACCTTGTTGACGTAGCTATCGCAGGCAGCTCACAAGAGGCTGGAGACGCAAGTGCTGCTGTAAGTAACGACGTGTTCGGCTCCGGTGGAACTGGATACAACGCTGACATGGACAAGACTCAGATCATTGGTGGACACCCATCAGCGATTGGAACTGTCAAGCTCCTTGACCTTGCTACCGAAAGCGACTACAAGGTCGAACTCCAAGGAAGCCTGTTCGTAGCTAAGTATGCTATGGGCCACGGCGTCCTTCGCCCCGAAGCTGCCTTTGAAATCAAAGACGCTGACTAATACCCCCCAATAACCCCAACGGTCGCACTCCTTTCTTTAATGATGGGGGTGCGGCCTTTTCCTTTTTCCCAATTACTATGGCTACCCTTACCACCAAACTTGACGCTGTTAACACCATGCTCGGTTACGTTACCGAAGCACCTGTAAACTCTATCGCTAACACTACTTCTTTGCCGCCATCTGCTGCACTTGCTAAAGGTGTTATTGACGAAGTGTCACGTGAGGTTCAACAAGATGGGTGGCACTTTAACACAGCCCAAGACTACACCTTGGAAGCCAATGCCTCCAATAAGTTTGTGTTACCTGACAACGTCCTTCAAGTGGACACAGTTGACACCACCTACGATGTAGTCCAACGAGGCACCACATTGTTCGACCGTAAGAACTACACTGACACATTCACTGTAGATGAGCTTAAGGTTAACATAACATTTTTACTTGAATACGAAGAGCTACCAGAACAGGCTCGACGTTACATCGCCCTCAAGGCATCCCGGATGTTTGCTAACAGACTTGTTGGCTCCCGTGAGATTGAGGCACTTATTTACCGTGATGAGATTCGCGCCAAGGCAGCTATGGAAGAAGCTGAAGGTAACAACTCTGATCGAACCATCTTCGACAACTACGACACTGCTACACGCATCGGCATCAATCGCCGCACTGACCTTGCTTAAACGATGGCTAACATAACAACTACCGTTCCCAACCTCATCCAAGGGGTCAGCCAACAGTCACCAACGGTGCGACTAGCTGGTCAATGTGAGGAGCAGATCAACGGTCTTTCCACAGTCACCAAAGGACTCACTAAGCGTCCCCCGGCACGGCTCATAGACAACCTAGGGGCTGTAGCTCTTGAGGGTGACTTCCTGCACTTCATCAACCGGAGTGAGACTGAAAGGTATGTTGTTACTATTGAGCATCGGACCACAGGTGACGGCACAGGTGTTATCAGGGTGTTTAACCTAGAGACCGGAGCCGAGGCATCTGTTGAAGGAGCCACTGGTGGTTACCAAGTCAGTGGTGAGTATCTTAAACTAGCAACAGCTAACAAGTCCCACGAACAACTCAAAGCTCTTACCATAGGTGACAGCACGTTCCTTCTTAACACTGAGGTTACTGTTGGTAAGACAGACGAGAAGTCCGAGGCGCTTGATTCGTCCCGTGCCTTAGTGTTTGTTAAACAAGGAGACTTCGCTAAGAAGTATGGTCTTAAGTTCAGAGACAAAGGAACCTTTAGTGGCGGTGGCGCAAAATTCCAAGTCACTTGGGTTCGTGATCAAAGCGGAGTGTTTAGCATTAAATACGCTTACAAGATTCAGTCCATTACCCTTATCAGTGGAGGCACTGGGTATGATGTTAATGACGAACCAACCTTAGAGTTCCCGTCAGGTGTGGATTGGGACGTTCGTCCTGAATTTAACATTACAGTAGACCCTGCTTCTCCGAATGCGGTAACCGGTATAACACTTCTACACCCCGGTCTTACTGTGGAGTATGACTCGGCTCAGACCTTCGATACACGCGTTGATGCGTCTCCTGCTTTTGATGAAGGAAGCATTGTCACAGCCGACAGTTCATCAAGTAGTAAAGAAGCGGTAGCGGACGCAACCAACATCGCATCACAGTTACGTCTTGTATTAACAAACCAGCCTACAGATACTCACCTAGCTGCCGGAACTCCTTCTCCAGAAATCGCCGCCGCTTACACCTCAAAGGACAAAGACGGCTCTATCCTCATCAACCGCAACGACGGCCAAGACTTCTTTCTTGAAGCATTCGATGGTCTTGCTGGTTCCGGCCTAGGACTCGTCCACAAGGAAGTCGATGCCCTTTCGGATCTCCCTGTGCGTGGACCTGATGGTTTTCGGGTTGCCGTGCGTGGCTCTGCTGACGCTAACGAGGACGACTACTATCTACGCTTTGAGACTAACGACGGTCAATCCTTTGGTGAAGGCGGCTGGGTAGAAGACGTAGGACCAGACCTCGACATCGCTCTCGACCCCGACACCCTTCCCCTTCAGCTTGTTAACACCGGCCCGAACACCTTTACAGTTAACACTACCGGGTGGGCCAAGCGTAAGTCTGGTGACGACGAGACCAACCCATTTCCATCCTTTGTCGGCAAGAAGCTCAACAACTTTGTCTTCTTTAAGAACCGCCTAGGATTCATCTATGAGGACTCTGTGGTGCTTTCGGAAGCCGGAGAACTCTTTAACTTCTTTAGGACCACCGTAAGGACTCTGTTGGATACCGCTCCGATTGATGTTACATCTGCAACTGCTAACGTAACAAACCTCAGAAGCAGTGTAGCCTTCCAAGAGAACCTGTTGTTATTTGCCGACCGGGGACAGTTTGTTCTTAAGGGTGATCCCTTGACCAACGAAACAATCACTCTTGAGGCAGTCACCAACTATGATGTTAACACATCCGAAGATCCCCTTGCTGTTGGCTCTTATGTCTATTTCCCATTTAAGCGCGGTAACTTCCTCGGTATGCAAGAGTATTCTCTCAATGCCACCACGGACGTTTACGACTCGGATGACATTACCACACAAGTTCCAGGATACATCAGCAACGGTAACATCCTTGTAACATCAGGGTCCACATCCACTGACCTCATTGCTCTTAGCTCAGGAGGCGACACCATCTACGTCTACAAGTATTTCTTTAACGGACGGGAAAAGGTTGTTAGCTCATGGAGCAAGTTCAAGATGCCCTTCAATGTCCTCAGCCTAGAGTTCATCAATAGCTCCCTGTTTGTTGTCGGTGACAAAGATGGCGACACCCTGTTGACTGAGATGAAGTGTGAAGAGCTACGGCTTGAGGACGACACCCTTGACGGCTTTACGATCCACCTCGACATGCTCAAGAAGAAAACCTTTGTTGGCAACCCAACCTCTACACCTACCGACACCTTGATCGACCTCGGGTTCACTCCCGGTCCTGATGATGTTATTGAGGTGTATGACAGCCACGGCAACCGAGTAGTTGTTAACTTTGTCAACGGCACCCAAGCAAGCATTCAGTCCTACAACCGGACGTGCTTCAGCGGTGTTCGATACAACCTAGAATACACCTTCAGTGAGCCAGTGTTTAAACAAGGTAACCCACCAGTGTCCTCGGGTCTTGCCCGCATGATCCTTAGAAACGGCACCTTGTTCTTTACGGACGCCTTGGACTTCCAAGTTGAGGTAACACCTCTAGCTCGGGACAAGCGTATCTTTACCTACAGTCCTAACGTCATTAACATCACCTCGACGGACACCCTGCTTTCACAAGACGGTAAGTTGCGATTCTCGATCTTTACACAAGCCAAGGATTCGCTTATTAAGATTGTTAACTCAAGTGCATTTGCATCTAACTTCCAAGCCTGTGAATTCGAAGCCAACGTCCATACCCGTTCAACTAGAATATAATAACGTCTACCTTAGGTCAGCCCGTAAATCTGACTGTGAAGAGGTAGGCATCAACATGCGCCACATCGACAAGCTTGAATGTTTGTTAACCAGTGGGTCCACCCCAACACAAGCCCTAGACTTAGGGTTAAAGCAAGACTACCACACGTGGACCATATGCGCCAAAGACGACCACGCTCCCTTAGCTTGCTTTGGGATCGGTGAGCTTATTAAGGATAACACCAACTACATCTGGTTGTTAATGACCGATAGGCTGCTTCAAGTTGCGGGCTTTGAGTTTGCTAAAGCTAGTAAAGCTTGGCTTTCCTTTATTGTTAACCACTACAAACTACCATGTGTCAACCACGTCCACGTCCAAAACACCACAGCCGTTCGATGGCTTAAGTGGTGCGGTGCTGAGTTCTCCGATGACGACTCCACCGACTTCCTTTCATTCCAAATCAATCCCTCTTTATCTAAATAACAATTATGTGTAATCCTCTCGTTATGGGTGCCGCTAGTGCTATCTCATCCTTTGCTGGGCAACAAGCTGCGGCAAGCGCCCAAGAAAAAGCTCAAGAGCAAGCCTCTGCTGCTGAACAAGTTAGAGCGCAACGTGCTAATACGTCAATGCGACTTAGAGAAGCTCAAGAGGGAATTGCAAGATCACAACGCCAAGAGGTCGCACAGATCAAAGGCATGGAGGCTAAGTCCAAAGCCAAGCTAGTAGCACTTACAGAGTCTGGTGTAGCTGGCAGAACTCTTAACGTAGCCCTTGGTAAGCTCCGGGCTGAAGAAGCACGATACCAGTTCTCAGAGGAAAGACAGAAGGAGATGTTACAACAACAGACCACCTTCGGTATGCAAGAGGAAGCGTTTAGATCACGCATGAACCAGCTTAGAATCAACCAGCCGATACAACAGGCAAGCCTACTCAGTGCCGGTCTTACTGGCGTTCAAACAGCTTTAGGAACCGCACAGGTGATGCAAGGGTTGGACTTTAAGCTCCCCGGCTTCCCGTCATTGACTCCTAAACCCGCTGCAGCATCTACAGGACTGAGCGGCGCTAATCTTAATGGACGACCGACCCTGCTCCAACAACTCGAAGATCCTCAAACTCTTGCTATTTAATTACATATGAAGAATCAAGATCTTATAAACGCTCTCCGTAACGAGGGAAGACAACCTGTAGACCTTAACTTAGGACAGGTTCCTGTATCACCTACTATCGGACGCATGGGTAACTACAATGTCGTCGTAAAAGGATTCTCAACGAGGAACTCAGCTACCGAGCTTTCATCGGCGCTTGCACAGATGCCTCAGTTTTTAGGCCAAGCCCGTAACATCCAAGAGACCGCCGGAAAACAAGCAGCCGACGAGCTGACAACAGAGCAAGTAATTGAGCGAATAAACAAAGGCGACTTTGAAGCTCAAGGGTTTCTTACTCAGTTTGGTAAGGATAAAGCATTTGCGGAACAGATCTACAACCGGTGGTTTAAGTCTCAGATTCGACCTGCATTGATCGAAGCATCAAGTGAGTTGGATAACAAAAGTCACGATGATCTTCTTCAGATGGGTGAGGGCGAAGCGTTCCAAGCACAGGCACAAGCTATACTGGTTAACTCATTAACAAACAACGATCCCTCTATCCTAGAAAAGATTGCTGATAACCCTCACACCGCCAGCCTCCACAACAAAGCGATGGAAGCTTACATCCCAGAGTTTATAGCAAAGGCTGAAGCAACGGCGACCGCTCGGAAACTTAAGTTCACCAAAGACTCAGCTTTACAGAGTGTTACTGATGACGTGGTGAGTCTTCTCGACCGGGACCCGATACCCGATTATAAGGCAAATGAAACGCTAAGTGACATTGAAAACAAAAACAAATCTCAAAAGTATTACACCAAACAACGCAAAAAACTGGTTAACCACCACCAATCGACTCTGGAATTTGCTATGGATGCTGCAAGAGCAAGCGGCCTGGAAGGCACAGACTTAATACAAGCACGTAAAAATGCTCTGGCCGGTCTGGAGTCACGGATGGGATTTTTATTGGAACGAGAGGAGACTCAAGAGTTCGGTGCGATTCTTACCGCAATGCGAGAGGGGGTTCTGAAAATTGATGGGAAAACCTTTGGGTCATCTAAAGACGGCTTGGATCTTATGACTAAGTCCGAATTCATGATAGAGCGGTATGAGGACAAACTTGAGGCGGACAACGAACGTGATGACTTCAATAAAGATAAAACGTCCGGGTGGCTTTTAGATAATGTTGAAAGCATAGCTGGTCCTGTTCACGATGATCGCTATTCCGCTCCAGAAGATTATGACGGCGTCATTCAAAAATTAACCACACTCAGGAGCAGCGTTAGGGAATATGGGGAGGACATTGCCACTAAACGAGAGAAACTATTTTATCTTGAGAGAGTTGAAGAAGAGATCGACGAACTTGAAGCCTTGAAGGAGAAGCGGGTTGATTATGTTACGTTTGTAGCTGACTCACCAAAATTTGATGCCTTAGTAAGGGAAATAGGTCTTGGGGAACCCCTAACCATTCAAAAAGAAATAAACCTTGGGCCACCGGAGTTAGTGCAACGAGCAGGAGAGTTTGGATTAGAACCAGAGGTTGCGTTTCTTATGCCCTCTCGCCAAGATCCCAAAACCGGTGACTACGTTCCACAAGCTGACATAGATCTATTAGACGTACCTACAAAGGCTCGTAAAAATGCGCTGCGATCTGTAATTGGTCCGGAGTTTCGGGCTTACCGTAAAGGGACGCTTACACTGGATGAACAAAAGACAGAAGAATTACAAGAGAAATATACTGACGCCTACGCTGATGAGTTTAAAACTTTGGTTCGTGAGTTGGCGCGAGAGAAGGGTTACATTGCAACTATATCACCTACCAAAACAGACGCAAGAACTGGCAGGGAATCCGAGGCTGTAGAAACGCGTAGACAAGAACGAGAATTTATAGAAAAAGGCTATCCCTTGCAAGACGGTAGGATTAAATATGAAAGAGGACGGAGGAGACCTAGTTTACCAGCTACAGCATCTCATAGTTTAGGAGTTGCTCGCGATCAATCTGGTTTTGAACCTGCCGTGGACACCGATAGTGCCTATAAGATGGTCTTGGACCCGAATGCTGTTAAGGAAATGCGGGAAAGTAATCTTGAAAGTGAAAGAATCGATTTCAATAGCGTTTGGTTAAAGACGAAATACAGCAAACAAGCGAAAAGCGATCGAGCAAAGGCCATTGATAATAAACTAATATCCTTGAGGGTGCCATCCTTGAATTGGGAGGTTCAGCAAAGCGAGGTTACAGGACTTCCAATGGAAATCCTTAGAACTGATAAAGGTTTCAGTAAGACCACCTACATGAAGGACAACGGGTTTTTTGCTTTCGACACAGAGGAGCCGTTTGAGATTGATTACGACCGAACCGGTTCATTAACAAACAAGGACGCACCTAAGAAAAGAATCTTTAATGTTAATGCCGTCTACAAAGCCACAAGACTAAATGACTTCGAAGATTTAATATTTATTGCAACGGAATATGGACACGCTCCAGAAGGGGCCAATGTGCAATCACCCGAGATTCAATCATTTCTGAATAACCAGAAAGTTTTGATTAACAAATATGGGTTTATGGATTTCAGGCGACGTGAAACAAGAAAGCCTTTCGAACCACCTAAAGAGAAAACCTTAGAGGATTACCGAGAATTGTTTGAAAACTCAGCAATCACCGACCCTCCTAAACAAGAGAACGAAGAATAATACACATGAGTCTTTTTCCTACACAATCGTTAATGTCACAGGCGGGTTTTCTTTCCCAGATGCGGCATCGCCCTGTAACATATTCAGATGTTGACCCTGACTACGGACACCTAGACCAAAGCGCCCGAATGGCGAACCAAGACGACTCCGGCTTCTTTGAAGACCTATTTATGGGTTTTGCCTCTGGTGCTGAAGGCTTCGGAAGGTCAGTCATAGGCTTGGCTGATTTCGCCCTTGGGGATGCAATACCTGATAGCTGGTCTGAAAGAACCCTAGAACGTCCGGACAGTTTAGTCGGAGGATTGGTTGAGGGAATCACTCAGTTTAGTCTAGGCTTAATTCCTGGTCTTGGAGTAGCCGGTCTTCTCGGTAAGGGAGGAAAACTCTTAAACGTAAGCGACAAACTTCTCAAGACTTCCAAGACATTAACAACGGGTGTTACCGCTGACTTTGTGGCCTTTGACGCACACGAAGCACGTTTGAGTGACTTCCTTGCCTCCCATGATGTTACCCGTAATGCGGTCACACAATACTTAGCATCCGACGAAAGCGACGGTGAGTTTGAAGGTCGCATGAAAAACGTGCTTGAGGGAGGAGCTTTAGCCGGTGTAGCTGGCACCCTTATCAAAGGTGTTAAAACCTTAAAGAAGGGAAGAAAACTAGACGGAAGTGAGGATGCTCTTAACGAATTCACCCAATCAGCCAACGAGCTTACAGATACTTTAATAGAAAGCGGCATAGCAACAAGAAAAGGAATAGAGATTGAAATGAACCTCAAGAAAACATTTCCTAATGCACTACGCCGTGTCCAAGACCAACTTAATAACACACACCTTGACCAACAAGGAGGAGGACGCACTGAGGTTGATGCAGACAGCGCCCTTCCTAAATACCCAGACTGTTAACATATTTCCAACGCACATATATGCCTGAAGAACCTAACACAAATCCTTGCGCCATCGGCGGAAAAAAAGCTCTTTACAGTAGCTCACGTATTCTCCGAGAACTCGGGGGTGCCTCTGAGTTTGCAGAAATTGACGACTTAGTAAAAAAGACTGCGGATCAGTTACAGTCCGAGCAGCCCAGATTTATGGAGTCCAAGGAAATTGGAGACCAAATAAGCGAAGCTATTGCTAGAGCGCAGATATACGGAGGAGATCCAGACGTTTACATACAGATTCTAAGAACCGCCGATCTTGATAACCCCGAGGTCATGGCAACCTTCAGTAACCTCATGCTAAGGCAACAGGTGACCTTCCACGGCATGTCTGCGGCTAAGAATCGACAAGTGTCTCTTTCTAAGCAAATTAGCGATGGTGTGGATAATGGAATTGAAGAGGTAAAGATCAAAGATCTGGAGATGCAACTAACAGACGCTAACGCTCAATTTCGTAACTACATGACCTATAACTCGGTCCTCGGAACTGGTGCAAGTAGGTTGTTATCACAACGTAAATCAAAGAACATCGGCAAGGCTTTTGATTTGTTAACAACAAAACTAGGAGATAAATACAAATCGTCTTTGGATGGGGAAGCGTTCCTTAAAGAAAACAGACTGAATTCAGAAACACGCACGAAGCTAGAAGCTGAGAACAAACAGGTTAAAGAAGACATTGAAACCGACATTGATGCCCTTTCGGATGAAGATTTACAAGCACGTATAACCAAAGACGAAGAGACAATCAAGAATCAAACGGACAAGATTAAAGAACTTCAAAACGACCTTGACGCACGTACAAAAGAGATTTCAGAACTAGAGACCAAACCCGAAGTAGACCCACGGACAGACGCATTAAATAAGCAGATAAAGGACTTAAAAGCGGATCTAAAAATTCAACAAACGCTACAACAGCTTAGAAACGATATTAAGGGGCTGCGTAAGAAAGGAAAGATAACTAACTTTCAAAAAGAACAATTACTCGATAAACTAAGATCACAAAGCGAACGGTTGAACCAGCGTTTAAAGGTTAGTGACGTTAAGACCAAGAAGCTGTATGACAAGTTTGTTAAACAGAACCTAGGATCTCAAAAAGCCCGGACCTTTGCAAAGCGTTTGTATTTTGCAGCCCAAGACGGAAAAGAAGATGCGGTGTTAAACATGGCCGCAAAGATGTCCGAGAAGTCAGGATGGACAAAAGGGCTTAACATGGGTCTTCAGTGGTTTATGGGTAACATCTTGAGCGGACCTCCTTCATATGTCTTGAACGGCATTGCGCCTGTATTAACGCGTGGGCTTCTCAAACTTGAAAGAGCGACCGGAGCAATTCTCACAGGCAATACCGACCTTCTTAAAGCACACATGACGATGGATTCCATGTTTGGAAACGTCCGACAAGCTTGGGAGATGGGTGGAAAAGCCCTTAAAAGCGACACTGAAACCCTGTTGGGAGGTGCGAGGGCGCTGGATCCAGAAATCTCGGGCGAGTCTTTAGGAGCTTTTCACTCTAGTAATTTCAAAAGTAAGTTTATGTCGTCCGATCCTATGGTCGCTGTAATGAACACCGTCAACGTAGCAACACGTTTACCCTTTCGAATTAACGGAGCAGTTGATGTTATTAACAAAACCTTTGCCGTAGACAACTACCTTAAAACTCACTACAAGATGGAGGGTCTTTCGAAGATTAGAAAAGGAGATCTTGATGCGGATGAATTAGGCGCATACGTAGATGGTAAGGTTCGCAAGATGTATAATGAGGACGGTTCGTTGTATTCCGAAGAGCGCATGATGAAGGCGTATGCAAAGCGAGCGTTGGATGAAGGATTTGATGAAACAGATCCTAACGCAATCGGACGTAAACACCTTGAGTTCATGTCGGAAAAGATGAAAGAACTCCAAAAAAATGGTGGTGACCTCAGCGAGATGGACTTACTTGCGAGAAGAGCAGAAGACTTTGCACGGGAATCAACCTTTACAGGGGAGGCGGGAGCCATCACTAACATCCTTAACCAACTAAGGGATCACGTTCCTTTAACAAAGTTCCTTATTCCGTTTGTTAATACTCCGATGCAAATCTTGAAGTTTGGGTGGCAACGTACTCTTCCTGGGGTGTTCTTGAGTGACATAGCGCCACGCCTTGTTAAAGGAACCAAACAGGCACGACTAGATTTCGCAAAGTTAGGACCAATCGAACAAGCAGCTTATCGCGGTCGCTTAACAACTGCGGTGGCCTCAACAGGAGCTTTGGTTTACTTTGCAAGTAACAATAGAGAGTCGATCACTGGCGGTGGTCCACGTAACAAAGACGAACGACGCGCTCTTGAAGCAACAGGGTGGCAGCCTTATTCGTTTGCTACAACAGATGACGAGGGTAACAAAACTTACTACAGCTACCAACGGATGGACCCATTCGCCACTATGATTGGTATTATTGCTGATATTGCAGAGTTTGGAGAAATGAACCCACGAAGCGACGACGAACTTAGTTCCGCCGTGTCTGGCATGGCCTTTACCATAGCCGAAAGCTTGACCGATAAATCTTTCCTTCGTGGTTTGAATAACGTCTTGAACATCACTGGTGATCCAGAGACTTACATTCCTAAGACATTAAAGGACATCGGAGCCGGTATGGTGGTCCCTATGTTCGTTGATAAACTAAAGAACTACGATAATGAGATACTTATTAGGGAAAACCGTTCCATTGTTGACGCCATACTTCGAAAGATGCCTATCGCTGAAGAGAACATTCCTCCAAAGCGGACCTTTCTCGGAGAACCTGTTTACCGACAGAACCCGTTAGGTCTACTCGGAATCGCCAACCCGGTCTACATATCAAGCCAACGCAACGACATCGTAGACCAAAAGATTCAAGATATGCTTCCAAGATTTTCGTTACCTCCCGCAAACTACTTAAACCACGGTGACACGGACATGCGAGAGTTCTACAACGAAGGCGGAAGACAAGCATACGATCGTTTCCTTGAATTAACATCAACAACGACCATTCAAGGACGAAACCTACGAACCGCTTTGAAAGGTCTGTTTAAGTCCCGAGCATTTAAGAATGCGGAACAGAATTATCTAGCAGCCCAAGAGACCGGAGAGCCGGGTGTGGAAGACCCTCGCGTGGCTTTGACTAAAAGCATTATCTCACGTTACCGACGAATTGCAAAACGGGAGGTTATCACTGAGTTTCCCGAACTACAAGAGACAGTATTCAATTTAAAAACACAAAAGCGCAGAATGCTTAACAACCCTATCCCAACCTTATAAAACACCATGCCAGCCACAAGTGGACTATCATTCTACATTACCGCCTTCTTAACACCCTCAACAGCCCAGACTCTTAACTATGGGTTTCAATCTC